GCAGGCAGACCCCGGATTGCGGGCATTTGTAGTGGCTCGGGAGGACAGGACGGGCGGTTTCCAAGACTTCTCCAGTCTCAGGATCGACCGACTGCTCGGGACCGAAATGCATACCCTCAACAGCCAGATAGCCGAACCGTGACCGCACCACCGGGTAGCCGAACCCGGATCCGTTCCTCAGAAACTTCACGAAACCTTTCGTGGCGAGAACACTCAGGCGTTCCCTGATCGTGTATTTACTGCCCAGACCGCCCTTGTTTTCGAACTTTTCGGCGAACTGCATTGTCGTATACAGACGGCCCTCAGCTGCTTCTTCGAACAAAATGCCGACAATGACATCGCGCTTGCGGTCCCGTTCTGCATCATGCTTCGCGCCGACGTCCTGGCGCACCAGACGCTCGTTCATCGGGTTGATCTCGACCCATTGGCCGCCGACCTTGTCGATGACCTTTGGCGGCAACGCGGGTCCATTGCGCAACTCGATCTCCAGCTTTCGTTGCGAACAATCTTCGTCGGGCCGATGCAGGATCAGACCGGAGGTGTAGAACCCGCGCAGCGCGCTGGCACCGGAGAGCGCGAGGAAGGGATCGTCCTTTACCTGCTGCTTGCTGAGCTTCTTGGTGTGGTGGATCAGGATGACCCCACAGTCGGGGTCGATATGATCGCGCAGGACCTCGACCCGTTCCTTGAGGAAGAACATCATGGCTGTGTTGTCGTTTTCGCCACCGCCATCGGGCCCGCCGTCGAACAGGTTGCGGATTGGGTCGACGCAGATGATGTCGGGCGGCGCATCGGGGAAAGCCGTCTGCACGGCGCGGGCCACTCGCACGCTGCCTTCGTTGTCGAGCAGCATCTTCAGCTTGGGCGTGGCGACGAAGGTGTCGCGCGCGGCCGCCAACACCTCCGGCGGCAGGGCGATCTGCTTCAATCGTTCGCGGAGATAGTGATACTGGATCTCGGCCTGCAGGTAGAAGACCCGCAGCGGCCGTGGCGGGTTGAAGCCGAGGAACGGCACACCGGCGGCCATGTGCACGAGCCAAGAGATCAGCAGGTCGCTCTTGCCGACCTTGGGCGCGCCACCCAGCACCAGCAGCCCGCCCGGCGTCAGCACACGCGGCGCGATGATGTCTTCGGGCATCGGACTCTGGTCGTCCAGCAGCGCGCCGAGCGTGAAGGCAGGCATTTCCTGTGGCCCCGGTGCACCATTGGTCAGCCGGATCAGGGGCGGTCCGTATTTTTCGACATGCCGGTTCCAGAGCAGCTCGGACTCGCGCTTGAGCCGCTCGACCGGCCATTGCGGCCGCAACATCGCGGCGTTGTAGCCGCAGATGCCCTCCCAGCCCTCGTCCTTTGTTATCCGGCCCTCGTGGACCATGCGGATGAAATGGCCGATCGCGGCGGATGCGCCCTCGAAACGGGACCAATCGTCCTGCGCCCCCTCGCGCACCGGCGTGACCAGCACATCGTCCATCGCGGGCTTGTCGGGGTGGGTGAACTCGGGCTGCAGGGATACGCCCGGCGCGGGCGGCATGTCGGTGACGGCCTCTATAAACTCGGCCAGATCGCGTTCGCGGTCGCCGTTCAACTCGACGATGCGTACCTGCGTCTTGAGGCTGTTCTTGTAATACACCGAGCCTGCGACCCGGATCGGCTGGTGGGCCGAACGGAAATGCATGTCGCCGCCGACCTTGGCGGCGATGTCACTGCGGATACGGGTCACGCGCGCGATATCACTTCCCTCGGCGGGCTCTGTCAGCGTCCACCAGACATGCGACTTGTGCTGCCCCTCTGGCGTCACACCACCGCTTTCGACCACCATCGTGGGTGGGCCGAGATGGCGCTCGAGATGCGCCCGCTTGGAGGCGATGTCGCCGGTGTCGATATCGACGACCACAGCCTGCATCTGCAGAATGTCGGCCGCCTTGGCCTGTCCTTGCTCGGCGACAGTACCGGGGATGACATAGACCGCAGCGCCTTCGCGTGCCGCCCAATTGGCAAAGGTGACCATCTTATCGGTGACGTTGTCACCGGCAGCGATCCAGATATTGTGTGGGCGGCCATCAATACCCTGGCCCTTGTCGATGAAACTGCGCACCGGGATCAGACCGTCGCAGTAGCCGAAAACGACCTGCATGAATTGCGCGATCTGCTCGGGATCGGGCTCGTCGCCGAACACGTCGATCTGCGGGGCCGCGTCGTTGAAATCGCGCCAGGGATTGAAATGGACGATGTTTTCATTGGGCGTGCCTGGCGTTGTGTCGTCGCGCATGGGTGTGTCCTGGTCGGGATCTGATGGATCGCTGGGCTCGTCGGTCATGCAACCAGGCTCCAACACCGTTCGGAATGCGCGCAGAACCGGCACTCGAAGAAGTCGCGATTGGCGGCGATGCGGGGCAGCAACTCGCCCGCGTCGGTGGCCTGCAGGATCCGCACGGCGCGATCGGACATGCCCTGCGCCAGATCGGCGTCGAAGGACACGAGCTCATGGTGCAGCTCGGCCGTGTCCTTGTTGATCGCGGTGAACAGCGCCGGTGCTGTCGATATCCCCGGCACCGAGGGCTCCATGTAGGCCTGGTAGATCGCGATCTGCGCGGCATAGACGGGCTTGGAGACTGCAACCCCATCCTTGACGCAGGCGCGCCAGTTCTTCGCGTTCATCGTCTTGCATTCCCAGAGCGCCGGGGCGCGCAAACCAAGTGCTGCCGGGGCATCAGCGATGATCCCGTCGACATGGCCCCGGATGCGACCGCCCGCGACTTCGAACCCAAACTGGCCGCCATCGCGTTTTTGGGTCACCAGATCGATCCCGGCCGCGCGCAGCCAGCGGATCGCCAGATCCTCGAGCTGGTGGCCGATCGCGAAGATCCGCAGGGTCTGCCCGCCGAAATCGGCACCCTCATCCTTTGGCGCAGCGGCAAACTCGAACTGCAGCGCGCGTTCGCAGGCATGCCCGAGGCGGGATGCTCCGAGATAGGTCCGGGGCGGCGTGGCCTCGCGCTCGGCAACAAGGGCCGCGTCGACCAGCGCATTGATCCGCTCGGCCACGGAGGGGCGTGGGTTGAAATCCAGCATCAGAACGGGATCTCCGACTGGGCAGCGATCTCGGCCATTTCGGCACGGAACGCCTCGACGGTGATCACGATCAGACGGTGCATGTCGTTCTGGTTCAGCTGGCCCAGCGGCCGGTCCCAGCCGATCCGCTCCATCTCGGGGCCGAGCGCGCGCATCACGGCGGACAGCGCCTGCGTTTCCTCTTCTGTAAAATCGACCATGCTCAATCCTTTCCGAGCTTTGAGAGTGAAAGCCGCCTGGCAGCCCATTGAGCAGAACCAGCGAGATGTGCGTTTGCCGCGTGGCCGGTGCGGATCGAACCAGCCGAAGCCACGGGTGCGGGACATGCAGACTGCGCAGAGCGTGCCGCGCGGATGCCAGAGGCGGTCAAATCCCGGGCAATTCGAAGCCGGTTCGGCCGGGGATGGGATTTGCGCGACATGGCTCACGCGGCCCTACCGAGGGACGGAGCAGCCCGGCCGACCAACTGTCGGATATCGCGCTTGTTGAACTTGAAGGTCATCAGCGCCGAGGCGCGATAACGGGTGAGGCCATAGTCGCTGCGAAATTCTGTCGGCAGGTATTGCAGCTGCTTCTCGGTCGCGGCCTGTTTCAGCCATCCCTTCGATTTGAAGGCGCTTTCGTCGGTTTCATTGGTGTTGAGCCAGTCGTCGGCCTGCGCGAGACAGACTGCCCGTTCGCCCACACCGAGCAGCCGGGAAGCCTGACCTTTGCCGCCGCCGACAGCGTGCCAGCGGCCCTCAAGGAAGAAGATGCCGCCCCAAGCGTTAAACCCGTTGGCCATCAGGGCCGCATCATCGCCGAAGAGGTCGACCCACGCGAAGCTGGAGCGTTTCAGCAGGTCAATCTCGGACATGATGAAACTGTCGATCGGTGCCGAAATCTCCCGTGACAGGTCAGCGCCACAGAATGGGCATTCGGTGACGGCGAGCGGGATCTGCGCCTCGCATTCAGGGCAAGTCTTGCTCGGGGCTGGCCCGGGCACCGGTTCGCGGCCGTCCAGGTCTACGTCCTGTTCCAGCGTGCCGTGGGTCAGGCTCGACGTCCCGAAATCCAGCACGATGCAGTCTGTCTTTATGACACCCGGGTATTCCTCGGGATCGACCGTGCGCAGCCCACGGCCGATCATCTGGATCATGGTGGATTTGTATGATGACGGGCGCAGGAGGATGACGCAGGAGGTCGGCGGATGGTCCCAGCCTTCCGTGAGCACCGCGACGTTGACAATGACGCGGATCTCGCCCGAGGCATAGGCGGCCAGGATCCTGCGCCGGGTCGGCGCGTCCAAGTCACCATGGACGACGGCCGCCGCAATGTCTGCGTCGTTGAACGCCGCGGCGACATTTTCCGCATGGGCGACAGTGGAGCAGAAGACGACCGTTGCCCGGTCGCTGGCTTTCTCGCGCCAATGCCGGATCACCTCGTCAGTGACCGGGGCGCGGTTCATGATGCCCGCCACCTCGGTCATGTCGAACTCCGCGCTGGTCTTGCGCACCGCGCGCAGTTCGTCCTGCACTCCGACGTCGATGATAAAGGTGCGCGGCGGCACCAGATGGCCCGAGGCGATCAGTTCACCCAGCCGGACCTGGTCGCCCACATTGTCGAAAATCTCGCGCAGACCTTTGCGATCGCCCCGGTTCGGCGTAGCCGTGACACCAAAAATCCGGCAGTCGGGATTGGCGGCGCGCGCGTGATCGATGATCCTGCGATAGCTGTCAGCGATCGCATGATGTGCTTCGTCGATCACCAGTAGATCAAGCGCGGGCATCGCCTTGAGATTGCCGGAACGCGTCAGCGTCGGCACCATGGCGAAGGTCGCCTGACCGGCCCAATCCTTGCTCCCGGCATCGACGACGGAGGTGGTGATCTCCGGCGCGACCCGGCCGAACTTGCTGCGATTTTGCGATGTCAGCTCGTCGCGATGGGCGAGGATGCAGGCCTTGGCCTCGCTGCCCTCGATGGAGCGCGCGACGACGGCGGATAGCGCAATGGTTTTGCCAAATCCGGTCGAGGCAATGCTGAGCGTGTTGCCGTGATCGCAGAGCGCAGCGAGGCTGCGCTCCACGAAGAGGCTCTGGCGCGGACGAAGGCGCATAGCGCAGCCCCTTACTGCGCCCATGCCGGGCGACCCGGCACAGGTGCGGCGGCAGGTTGCGGCGCAGGCGCAGTATTGGCGGCGGGTTGTTGCAGACCAAGCGACGGTGCCGCGCCCATGACCTGCGCATAATCGCGATGATCCGGCGTGACCGCGCTGCGGATCT